TTTGTATGGGCTTGTATGGAACTCGCGAAATAATGATTGAAACGCAATTTTAATAATTTTAAGCATCATCGTAGCTTTTGTTGTGCTACTGATGATGTTGTTGAGAGATGATGAAGGTGAATGACTAACCTCGAAATTAACAAGCGTATAGCGGAGTTGTTGGGCTTAAATATTTGGCACAAGAGAAGAAAGAATGATTAAAGAAGATATTGAGTTGATAGAAAGGGTAAATATAGATGATGAATTTTATTAAGAAACTGAAAATATCAAGCGGAGAACTTTGGGATGTAATTGATGTATTAATTACGATATTCGTTATCTCCTTTGTGCTATTTTATTTACCTGCCTTAGCTGCATGCGAAATTCTTTGTAATTAACCATTGACATTTCATAATGAATTTGATATAATAGATATATTGAATTGATTGAGGAATTTTAAATTATGGAGTTATTTTTAGTATTATTTTTAGTGTTATTGATTATAGTTATTTGTTCAAAAGTTTTATTTACAGTCGTGTCATTCATTTTCAAATTTGCTTGGTATATCATAGCGCTATTCTTAATGTTGGCTGTATTCGTTCCAGTTGTATAAATAAGTTCAAACAAACAAAAGGTTTATTATGAATAAAGTATGGGTAATAAAAAATAACGGTCAGAATCATGAAGAACACTTTGGTGGTTCTGAAGAAGCAACGAATTACGCTAAACAGTTATCTTTAAGATCTTTATGTACATTTAAAAGTGAAGGTAAAAATATAGTTGGTTATGAACACGGTGAACAAATAACAGATAAAGAAAGACTTCGAGAGTTATTTGCGATGACCGAAGAAATAGTTAACTCTCAATACGAATATTATGCTAAAGACGGTCGTGGTAAAGCTTGTAAAAGAAAAGTGTAACAACATATAACAACATATAAGGATTTTAAATGGAACCAACTGAAAATAGCAGTACCTTAGGTGTATCAAGTTTATTTAGCAGAGATCATTTCATAAATAAACAATTATCAGTAATGCACGAGTTTTATCTTGTTGGCAATATTAAACAACCTGCCGAGTATTTGGAATGGTTTGAAATCATTCGTAACGCAAGTGAAAATGACGTAATTAAAATTCATATTAATTCTTATGGTGGAGATTTATTCACCGCAATACAAATGATGAGAGTATTAAATGATTGTGCAGGTACTGTTATTACTTCAGTCGAAGGTGCATGTATGTCAGCTGCAACAATGATTTTCTTAAATGCAGATGCGTTTGAAGTATCCCCGCATTCAATGTTTATGTTCCATAACTATTCAGGTGGAGCATTTGGTAAAGGTGGGGAAATGTTTGAGCAACTTGCGCATGAAAGAGTATGGTCTGAAAAAATGATGAAAGATGTTTATTCTGATTTCTTAAAGAAAAAAGAAATTGAGTCAATTATGAAAAATAGCGATATTTGGATGGATGGCGATGAAGTTATATCAAGACTAACAAAAAAATCAAAGAAAGTAAAAGAGGCCGATAATACATCTCTTCAGGAAATGCAAACAAACTGAAAATAATTATATATAGTACTCGAGGAATTACACAATGAAAGAAAGTTATCAAATATATGGAACGTTAACGTGTGGTTATTGCGAAAGATCAAAAATATTACTTGATATAAACGATATAGAATATACTTACACTGATATCACTAATTTAAATGGTGAAGAAAAAGTTAGGTTAATGGAAATCGCAAATAAGAAATTTCAAACAGTTCCGCAGATATTTCAAAGAACATCAACTGGTTTAGAATATGTCGGTGGATATACAGAATTAGATATTAAAATTAATGGAGGACTAAAATTATAATGAAACCTTTAAAGAATTTCGTTTTAGTAACAGAAATACAAACAGATAATAAGAAAACAGAAAGTGGTATTATATTAACTCAGTCAGTCGCAACTGGTGCAGCTCCTGGGCTAGTGTTAGAGGTTGGTGCCGATGTTACTGAATTAAAACAGGGTGATAAGATTGCTCTTGATTGGGCTAAAGGATTGCCAGTTACAATTGAAGAAACAAAGTGTATCATAATTGACGCTGAGTTTATTCGCGCCATATATTAGGAGTAGTTACTTTGCCTACATATACATATAAATGCAAAAAGTGCAATGATGTTATAGATGTCAGACAGAAAATGTCTGACGAACCACTAACAACATGCGAGAAATGTTCTGGAGAATTGAATAAAATTATAACTTCTTCTGGTGGATTTCAGCTAAAAGGCAAAGGTTGGTTTAACAAAGGTGGTTATTAGTTTAATCGCGAATAGGAAAAATAATGATTGAATATTTTATTGGCATGATTATAATGACAGGTCTTTGTGCCTTGCTTGCAAATCATAATGGTAGAAATGTAAGCTTAGCATGTTTACTTGGATTTTTTTTTGGATTCTTTGCTCTTATCGGTTATCTTATTGCAGGTAAAACTGAAGATAAGAAAATAGAAAACTTTAGAGATATGCAATACAAAATGCAAGCAAAAGATTTTGAAAATTCTTTAAAAAATAAAGACAAATAACTATTGACATGTCTTTATGAATTTGTTATAATAACAACATAATTAAGGAAGTAAATTGAAAGATAGAAAATATTTTAGCTTTAAGAGTATACCGCTTGTGTTATTATCGCTTGTCGTTATTGTTTATGCATCATACGAAAGAAATTCTTACGGTGCTGCATCAATGCCTCTTATACTTGGTGCAATCTTTTCATACTTTTATATACTCAAATTTATAAAGGACGTAATAGATGAAGTCAAATTCAATAAAGAAAAAGAAAAAGAAAAACGCAAATAGAAATTTCGTAGCTAAACATGCTAGGGAGTTTAACAGAGCAGTCACTATGATTGATCGTAAAAAAGAATCAAAGAAAAATGGTTCTTATTACGGTTGAGTTAAGGAGTATTAATGACACTAACATTAAAAGAGCAAACAAAAGAACAACATAATAATATTGAAGGCTCTGAATTCGCAGAAATTTTACTAAGCGGAAGAATAAGCCCCAAACTGTACCATGCTTATTTACATGCACAATATGAGTGTTATAAAATTGTAGAAGAATCTGTCGAAATACCAGAAAAACTTAAAGAAATATTTAGAGCTCCACTCATGATGTATGATATGTTGGAATTGGAAGAAAGATTTGCTCTTGAGGAAATTTCTGAAAATTTATCTTTAGTTAATAACTATATCCTCTACATTAAAAATCTTAAAGAAGATGGCGAAAATGATAGAATCTTGGCTCATCTTTACGTAAGACACTTTGGTGATTTACATGGCGGTCAAATCATAAAGAAAAGAATCCCGGGAGCTGGGCTGATGTATGAATTTAAAAATCGTAAAGATCTTATTACTTCAGTTAAATCTATATTAAACAACGATATGGGCGAAGAAGCCAAAACGTGTTTTGAAATGGTAGAAGGAATATTTGAAGAACTTATTCTACAATTCGATGAAGATGAATACGAATCAGACGATCTTTAAGTAAAGAACCCACCTTAGGACCTTTATGGTTATGGGTTGGTTTGCCGACTACCATCCGGATAGATTCGCTACCTTGAACGTAAAAGTCGGTACATATAAAATAGGAGACAAAATTGAATAATAATCTTTGGAATAGATTAGATAGTCTTGTAGTACAAATTAATAAAATGTTCGATGATCACCTTGAATCTTTTGAAAACAAAAAACATGACCAACACTTTGAAGGCTGGTCAGATGATTTTTGGAATAGTAAGAATATTCGCAAATGTCATTTAAAAACTATTCGTAATGATAAAATGTGGCTACTTCATATAAACATATTTCCTAAAGATAGCGTAAATTTACCAATACTTGGATTTGACATTGTTGCTTCTAAATCTAAAATAAGCGGATCATTTTTTGACTTTTCTCCTAATATCCCTGGTGCTAATCATGCTCTTTCTGTTCTATTTAAAAACTCCACGAAAGGGTTTGAGTGGAATAAACCAAGAGAATTACCTGAGTGGGGTAAAGAAATATTTTCAAAAGATATGATAGCCGCAGGAGCAATACGAGAAGGCGAAGAGTTAGAACAACTCATAGATGTCTCAACAAAACTCATTAAACTTTATCTTATATCATGTAATGATCCAAAGTTGGTTACAAATGAACCTACCATAAAATATATGAACAAATATTGTAAAAATCAAAAAATGAATAGGCATCTTCATAGATCTATTCTCTCAATGGGAATATCAGAAGAAGAAAAGAACAGGTATATCAATAACGTTTTATTTGAAGAAATATGAAATTAATTGTTGACATACAAGAAGATTTGTTATATAATAGTCCCTACAGTTTATAAAAGCTGTATCACAAATAGACAGGAGGAATCATGACGGTAGTCGCATTGACGCCAGAAAAAATACATCATGCAATATCCTATATGATCACAAGCGGCATACCGTATATTGATGCTCTAGTGGAATATTCAGAAAAACATAATCTTGAAATTGAAGTAGTCGCGAGCGTAATTAAAAAGTCTCCAGTACTTCGAGAAAAAGTAAAGAGTGAAGCAATTAAATTGAGAATGGTAACTGCCAATGATGTCGACATCACAGAATTTAGTAAATGAACATGCATTCAACGCTTATGTAAAATATCTCGCGTTTAAGAAACATTTCACTACAAAAGGATATGATTTTCACAAATACAATGGAAAAGTTAAAGCATCATTTGAAAACTTTAGAACTCGTAATGACGCATACTTTTTTGTTAAACTAGCAAAGAAAGATGATTATCAAGATTTACTTTTAGCAAATATGATTGTTAAGCCAGAATCTTGGGTACGTGAAATTATAGATGATGTTGGTCATAACAGATACGTAGAATGGAAAAGAAAAATAGATTCGCTTGGCCACGTTTTTAAATCTGATCTTGGTGAATTAAAGGATGACTATAAACAGAATTTTGTCTCAATTGACGGTCAACAACCCTATATTGGTAAGTTGCTTCTTCAAAAAAGGATTACGCTTGAGACATTTACGATACTATCTTTTTCTTCGAATATAATTCCTTATTGGGAGAAAAAAGTAGTTGACAAAGTTATATTTGGTGATATAATAAACAAATCTAAAAAATACAAGCCGTTTTTGGCTTATGATGAACAACGATTCAAATTAATCGTTAAAGATAAATTTTTTTAATAATTTTTGTATTTTTTATTTTTTGTTATGTTTCCAGATATAAATAAAACACCGGAAACGGTAACATACTAAGAAAATACTAAGCTATATAAAAATTGCTATATTAAATAATAAACCGCTATATGCAGGAGAATACTATATGTCATTTGACAAGTTAAAGAAAAACCGCACTAAATCTCTAGACAAGTTAAACTCTCAACTTGAAAAGATCACTCAAAAATCATACGCAGATCCTAACGAAGGTAAAATGTGGAAACCTACTCGCGATAAAGCTGGTAATGGTTTTGCAATTATCCGTTTCCTACCAGCAGCCGAAGGCGAAGAAATGCCATTCGTACGCTTATGGGATCATGGATTCCAAGGACCAACTGGCTTATGGTACATTGAAAACTCTCTTACTTCATTGAACCAAGATGACCCAGTATCAGAATATAACTCCAAGTTATGGAATACTGGTATTAATGCAGATAAAGAACAAGCTCGTAAACAAAAACGTCGCCTGAAGTATATCGCAAACATCATGGTTATTAAAGATTCTGCCAACCCTGATAACGAAGGTAAAGTATTCATGTATCAGTTTGGTAAGAAAATCTTTGATAAGTTAAATGACTTAATGAATCCGCAATTTGAAGATGAAACTCCAGTAAATCCATTTGATTTCTGGGAAGGCGCAAACTTCAGATTAAAAATTCGCGAATTTGAAGGTTACCCAAACTACGATAAGTCTGAGTTTGATGAACAAACTGCATTATCTGACGACGATGGCGAATTGGAAAAGATTTGGAACCAACAACACAAACTTCAAGATTTACTTGACGAAAAGAAGTTCAAGTCATATTCTGAATTGAAAACCAAGTTATATAGAGTACTTGCTCTTGATGAAAAAGATTCAGCTGATTATTCTGCAACAGCAGAGCAACAATCGGATGAATTGGATTTAAGCAATATTGAATCTTCTGAACCTGAAATGAAATCTACAGATTCTTCAACAGAAACCAATAATTCGGTAAATGCTGATGACGATGACGATGATTTGTCTTACTTCAAGGATTTAGCAAAACAAAGTTAATAGGAATGTAGCATGAAAAAATCTGAACAAATTTTAGATTTTGATTTTGGTTTTAGTGCTGTTTCCGAAGACGAGTTAGAAGTTGTTCAGATTGCTAAAAAGCAATCTGAACAATTATCCTCCCAATTAGAAACAATTGATAATAAGGCAAACGAGCTTTATAACTCAATCATACCACTAATAAAAAATCTTAAAGCGAACCCAGATAAAGATTATATTTACTGGCCAAAT